GGTACTCCTCAATCATATTTCGATTCTTTTGGAATTGATACTGATAGGGTGCTTCATACTCCTCTTACTGACATTGAACAGTTAAAGTCGGATATTATGCAACAGATTACTCAAGTTGAACGTAATGACCATTTGATTATTGTCATTGACTCAATTGGTAATCTCGCTTCAAAGAAAGAAGTTGATGATGCACTTGAAGGTAAAACTGTTGCTGATATGACAAGAGCCAAAGCAGTTAAATCATTATTTAGAATGGTTACACCACACTTATCAATTAAAGATATTCCAATGATTGTTGTGAATCATACCTACAAAGAAATTGGAATGTTCCCTAAAGATATCGTTGGTGGTGGTACAGGTTCTTATTATTCGGCTGATAATATTTTCATTATTGGTCGTCAGCAAGAAAAAGAAGGTACTGAAGTTGTAGGTTATAATTTTATTATTAATGTGGAGAAATCAAGATATGTTCGTGAAAAATCTAAAATCCCTGTTACCGTATCTCATAATGGTGGTATCAGCCGTTGGTCTGGTCTGCTTGATATCGCTCTTGAATCCGGACATGTTATCAAGCCAACAAACGGATGGTATTCTAAGGTCAACCAAGATACTGGTGAAATAGAAGATAAGAAATATCGTATCAAAGAAACTGATACAAAAGACTTTTGGATGCCTATTATTACAAGCCAAAGTTTCCGTGATTATGTCCAAGGCAAATATCAAATTGCTACAGGAGATATCTTACATGAAGAAGTAGAGGAGATAGTAGAATGAGTACAGAAGAAGATAAATTCAAACATTCTAAACGATTACTCAAAGATGAAAATGCTATTAAGAAGCAAGTTAAAATTGCTAAGTCACATGGTGTGCAAGTAGAAAATCCACATAGTTTTACAAAACACCATGTGATGGATTGTGGTCAACCACATTGTATTATATGTGGTAATCCAAGAAAAGTGTGGGGTGAAAAAACGATACAAGAAAAGAAATTCGAGGAGACAAAAGATGATTGAAGGTATTGATTACTGTTTTATCTATCCTAAAGATGATAAAGAGACGGTACAAGTCAAATTACTAGATGGTGATTATAAAGATACCATATTCAAATATGGTAAAGTTAAATTTGAGGAAAAGAATGATGAAATGCATTTACTTTTCGCCTATGATGTGTTAGAATCTATTGTAGACAAGCCTAGAAAGCTTGAGAAGAATGAAGATTTTAAAAACTACATTGGCAATTTATTGGTCGAACTTATGTCGGCAAACATTGAAACGGAAATAGTAGATGAAACTGGAACAAGCGATACTGAAACACCTGATTTATAATGAGGACTACTTAAGAAAAGTATTACCATTTATTAAAGAAGATTATTTCTCTGACAGGACAGAGAGGACACTATTCAATGAAATTACACAATTCACGCAAGATTATAATAATGCGCCGGAGATTACAGCACTTAGTATTGCCGTCAAGGAAAAGAATCATCTTACAGATGAAGAAGTTCAGAAGTGTGAGGACTATCTCCAAGAAATGTCAAAAGATAGCAACTCAAAAGCCGAGATTCAATGGCTTGTTGACAAAACCGAGAAGTGGTGTCAAGAGAAGGCCATATACAATGCAGTATTGGGGTCTATTTCTATTCTCGATGGCAAAGATAAAACCAAAGATAAGGGTTCGATTCCCAAAATATTATCGGATGCTCTCGCAATAAGCTTCGATACAACCGTAGGACATGATTACTTAGAGGACTCAGATGAACGATACGACTTTTATCACCGTAGGGAAGAAAGAATTCCCTTTGATTTGGACTGTTTTAACAAAATCACAAAAGGTGGACTCCCAGCGAAAACGCTTAATATTGCTTTGGCTGGCACGGGAGTTGGTAAATCTCTCTTTATGTGCCATGTGGCTGCAGGATGTATGGTACAAGGCAAAAATGTTTTGTACATCACCATGGAGATGGCTGAAGAAAAGATTGCTGAAAGAATAGATGCTAACCTTCTTAATGTAACACTTGATGATTTGATGGGTTTACCAAAAGATTTGTATGATAAAAAAGTTGCTCGTGTTCGTGAGAAATCTACCGGTAAACTAATTATTAAAGAATATCCTACCGCTTCGGCCTCAACTATACACTTTAGAACTTTACTCAATGAACTTAATCTTAAAAAGTCTTTTGTACCTGATATCATTTTTGTTGATTATCTTAATATCTGTTGTTCTTCTCGTATTAAAGCAGGCGCAAATATTAACTCATACACATACGTCAAATCAATTGCAGAAGAACTTAGAGGTCTTGCTGTTGAGTATAATGTACCTATTGTTAGTGCCACACAGACCACTCGCTCAGGATTTACATCAAGCGATCCTGGTCTTGAAGATACCTCAGAATCATTTGGATTGCCAGCCACCGCAGACTTAATGTTTGCTTTGATTACAAGTGAAGATTTAGAAGCACTTGGTCAAATCATGGTCAAACAATTAAAGAATCGTTACAATGACCCAACATACTATAAACGATTTACGATTGGTGTTGACCGTGCTAAGATGAAGTTGTATGACATTGAACAATCATCAGAGATTCACATTACAGATGCTGGTCATAAAGATAAACCATTAAACACTTTTGGTACTAAAGAAAAGAAATTTGAAGGCTTTAAAGTATGATATTATCTAAAGAAGATGCTTTAGTTTGTGCTAAAGCATTTCAAGATTATTTTGGTAACTTTGAGCGTATTGATGAATACATGAGAGACCAAAAGTTAAATGATTTGGCTAATATGCCAACTTCTTTATTTCCTCCAGAAGAAGAATTATTTTCTGATTTCACTATGCATCCAAAAGATATGGATATCGAAGTGTGTGAAATACCAACAGAAACATGGGAAACATTACTTTCAATTACCTCATCTCACATCAATATTCGGCCAGTAGGTCGTAGTCTACACTTAGCAGTCAAAGAGAGAAACACAGGAAAGTACCTAGGATTCATTCGTTTAGGTTCACCTGTTATCAACTGCAAGCCTAGAAATGATTTACTTGGACAAGTGTTTACGCAGAATCCTGAATGGGGAAAAAGATTTAACGATTCTTCTATGATGGGTTTTGTCATTGTACCAAGTCAGCCATTTGGCTTCAACTATCTTGGTGGTAAACTTCTTGCAGCTATCTGTTGTTCACATACTGTAAGAGAAATGGTGAATAAAAAATACAATATGAATTTGTGTTTATTTGAGACCACCAGTTTGTATGGTTCTTCAAAGGCATCGTCACAATATGATGGTATGAAACCATATGTTCGTTACAAAGGATTAACTGATTCTGATTTTCTACCAATGATGCACGGAAAACCGTATGAAGAACTCCGTGATTTTGTTGAGGGTAAAGTTGGTAAACTTGTTGAAGATGAAATCTCTAGTAGAAAACTAAAGATATCTATGAAGATTATATCCTTAACTAAAGCAGCTTTAAAGGGAACTTCTGAAGCGGAGGCATTCCAGCTAACGATTGACAATGCAAAAAAGTTGACAGAACAAAAAAGATATTATATAAGTAATTACGGATTTAGTAATTTTGTGGATTATATTTGTTGTAAAACAGATGTTCTAATTAAAGATAAAGAAAATTACGACAAGTTTGAATTACCAAATGTCATAGAATGGTGGCGTAATAAGGCCATAAATAGATATGAAACCCTCAAATCAGAGGGCCGTTTAAGAACAGAACTTGAAGTATGGACTTCAGGTAAAGAAATTCAGATTATACGATAATGGCCAATCCAATAAAAGTCAACAAACAAGAAGATGTAGAAAAAGTCTTGATGAAAAAATATGGAGCAAAAGCTTTAAGAATTAAAGATAATACTCTTACAATTTTAGTTTCTACAAAAAATACTCTTGAAAGAGTTAAGGTAGGAAAAGATATAGTAGGTCTATTTGAATCTGGTCGTTGGTCACAACCAAATCCACAAAGGTCTGGTAAAGGTAGTATCTCAATTGGAAAAACAAGAAATATAGTTTCTATTGAAGTTAAAACAGCAAAAGAAGAAAAAGATCCTATTGGCGAAACTGGACTTGATCCAGCAAATGTTGAACCTTCAATTGTTAATAAATGGATTTCTCCAGATGATTTAATCAAAAATGTTTTATCATATATTAATAAATCTAATATAACAGTTGACGGTAAAAAAGAATTACAGAGAATCATAGCAGGAACTCAAGATATTACTTCAACAATACCTTTTGAACCAAATAAAAGTATAGTCACATCTGAATTTTTTGAAGCGTTGAGTTCTGTTAGATTATGTGCATTATTGGAAAATGTTAAAAAAGCATTACCACCAAAAGCAAATCCAACAGGTATCAGAAAAATATTTGGTATACCAAATGAATCTGAATTAGGTAATTTTATGATATACTTTCCTGTAGAAAAAGGATTTCCTTTGGTTGATTTTTTTGTTAATATATATCCGTTAACATCAAAAAGAAAATTGCCAACTGGAAATCCAGAACTTTTTGCAGGAGAAGGTATATTAAGAATAAGTGTTAAAAACGTAACGAAATCTAAAGGTGTAAATACTGTAAAATTTGATTTAGCTTTTGGAAAAAATAAAACTTTTAAACCAAATCCAAGTTTAGCGGAAGCTTGGTATAATAGTATAAAAAATCCTACAGCAAAACAAAAACAATTAGCACAAAAAATAATAGCCAAAGAATCTTTGCGTGGTGGTATTGATTACAATAAAAATAAAAAATTAGCACCTCTAGTAGCTTTAAATGAGCTATTGAATAATAAAAGTTTTTATACTAAAATAAAAAATGTTTTAGATAGAAAATATAAAAAAGGACCATTAGCTGGACAAAAAGGTTATGTTGATGCTTTTTTCAGTATTACTGAAATGATTAAAAATAAAATTAAAGAAATTAATCAAAATGACCTTATGCAAACTTATATAGATAAAGATTTTACTTCTGCTGATATGGACCTTATAGAAGAATTTTTAAATTTAAATTTTGTTTCAAAAGAAGGAAAATCTAAAAGTTTAAATTTTAAATCTCTTGCTTATGCAGGAGATAAAATATATGAGTGGCTAACAAACGAAAAAGATCCTGCACCAGAATGGAATTTTTATAAATTATTTTATGATAAAGTTTTATGTGAAAGAGATGTTGTTTATGCAATAACATCTTCTAAAGGCAAAATTTTAAAATATAGTTTTTATTCTAAAGTGAATTATGAACAAGAATATAAAAATTGGGTAGGGGTGAGGTCTAAAGGAACAGACCAATTAGGAATGGGTTAAAATAAAAGGAATAATATGAGTGCAACGGTGATTATACCAACTACTGGTTCGCCAGAGTTGAGAGATGCAATTGAGTCTGTTTTAAATCAGTCACACAAAGATACTATCTGTTATGTTGTGGTTGATGGTGAACAAGCTTTAGAAAAAGCAATTGAAATAAAATGTAAGTTTCCAGAAACAGATAGATTAGTGATGGCTACTTTGCCAATAAATGTTGGTGCCAAAGGTTTTTATGGTCACCGTGTATATGCTGCTTTTACACACTTAGTCAATACTGATTATGTCATGTACCTTGACCAAGACAACTGGTTATACCAATCTCATGTAGCAAAATGCGTTGAAACAATCGAAACAAGAAATCTCGATTGGTGTTATTCTTTGCGTAAGATTCATAAGAAGAATGGTGATTTTGCCTGCTTTGATGATTGTGAATCATTAGGTAAATGGCCAACATATCATGGAATACATCACATAGATACTAATACATACTTTATTAAAACTTCCGTAGCAACTAAAATAGCATCTGTGTGGCATGGCGGTTGGGGTCAAGATAGAGTATTTTTACAAGCAGTAACACAGCACTTTCCTAAATGGGATTGTACAAATGAATACACGGTGAGTTATCGTGTTGATGGCGGTAAAGGTTCTGTTAGTGAAGAATTCTTTATCAATGGTAATGCAGTAATGAATGAAAAATATGATGGAAAATTCCCATGGCGAACAAAGACTCTGACTTAGTAATAGGCTTTATTACAGGTTACAAATACGACCACAAAATTGCTCCTTGGGCTGAATCATTGATTGAATCTGGTTTTACTGGAACAAAAATGATGGTCACTTATAACATTGATAAGTCTGTTGTAGAAAAATTAGAAAGTAAAGGTTTCATAGTTATACCTTTAGAAGTTAATGGTCAATTTAATATTGTCAATATGAGATTTTTACATATGTGGCAGTATTTAAAAAATCTAAAAGAAAAACCTAGATACGTTATTTCTACTGATGTGGCAGATGTTGTATTTCAATCTAATCCATCCGACTGGTTAGAACAAAACATTGGTGATAAAAAACTTTGTGCTTCGGCTGAAGGTTTAAGATATAAAGATGAAGCATGGGGTTTTAATAATATGAGTAAATCTTTTGGTCCAATTGCATCACATTATATGTCATTTATGCCAATTTATAATGCAGGCGTAACAGCTGGGACCTATGAAGAATATATAGATTTATGTTATAATGTTTACTTACTTTGTAATGGTGCTCCTCAGTTTGTTGAGGGTGGCGGTGGACCTGACCAAGCAGCTTTGAATCTACTTCTCTCACTCAAACCTTATAAAGATATTACATTGTATACAGACCACGATGATGGTTGGGCTTGTCAATGTGGTACAACAGTAGACCCAACGAAGATTAATAGTTTTAGACCAAACTTATTAAGTCCAGAACCAGTATGGAAAGATGGAGTGATGTATAATAGTAAAGGTGATAAGTATGCAATATTACACCAATACAATAGAGTACCAATGATTAATGATTATATAAGGAAGAAATATGAGCGAAGTTTTGACATTCAACACGACAACTGGTTTGTATACAAAACCAACTAGTCAACCCGTTAGCCAAGATCCTTGGCATCATTTGCCTGCGACAGAATGGGTTCAGAAACAAGTAGAATGGGCTGACCAATCTGAACCATCTGGTTTAGGATTAATTGAACCTATCTCTAAACTAAAAGGTGATTTAGTAGGTGTTGAGATTGGTGTTTGTCTAGGTGCAACAACAGAAGCATTTTTAAAACAAATACCTAACATCAAAAAGATTTATGCAGTTGATAGTTATCCAACTTTTGTTGATTGGAATGGTGGAGATTTTAATGCTGAACGACAACAGTTAATGAAAGAACATGCAGCTAAACGATTATCTCCTTTTGATAATAAAGTTGATTTCATTTATGAATCAAGTACAGAATTTGCTGACTTAATTGCTGTTGTTGGTGAAAATTATTTTGATTTTGTATTTATTGATGGTGACCACTCAGAAGAAGGTTCTTATCGTGACTTTGATAATTTTTATCCTTTAGTTAAGATTGGTGGAATATTTGCTGGTCATGATATTGTTTTGCCTGGAGTAGAAAAAGCATTAAGAAAATTCTTAGGCGATAAATTCTCAAAAGTGATTACAGTAAGTAATAGCGCTTGGTATTTGATTAAGGAATAATATGAAATATAAAAAAATTATTGTTTGGGGTGCCAAACCTGATACAGGACACACTCATGCTTTTATCCATGATGCAATTGTTCGTGCTGGTAAATTCATGAATCTTGAAACCTATTGGTTAGATAGACGAGATAATTTAGATGATACTTTTTTTGATGATGCAATTATTATTACAGAACAATGGTTAGTATTTGCACCTTGGACTCAAATGAGCCATAATCTTCCTTTAAGAAAATCTTCCTGTTATATCGTACATTATCTTGGTAACAAAGGACCTGTTGAAGGTAATCCTGGTGCTAGTATGTATTTGGATAAGGTTGGTAAGTTAATCGATTTTAGATTTGCTTCTAATGTTGGTGTTGATGGTGTTCCTGATAAGAATTGTGCTTATTATTTTGAACCTGAAAAGTATGAGAAACTGAATAATGGTGTTTCTTTCTATGAGAGAGGACAAGATTACGATAATTTCTATTCTATTTGGGGTACTGATTTATTGCCTAATGAAATAAATTTTGAAGATAGATTCATTCCAAGAAAAGAACCAAAGTATGCTTTCTTTGGTGGAACAATTTTTCCTGATAATGAATACTTGTTTAAAGATTTTATTAAATCATGTGAAGAAAATAAGGTTCATTTCGTGCATAATTGTCCTTTAAAAAACCCATTAAATATTCCAACAATAAGAAAAGTTGTTTCCGAATCTTACATGGCGCCTGACTTTAGACCAGCAAATCACTTAGCAAATGGTTATATTCCTTGTCGTACAATTAAGAATATTAGTTATGGCCATTTAGGTATCACAAATTCTGAAGCTGTATATCACTACTTCAATGGCGATATTGCATACTCTAAAGACCCTACCGGTTTATTTGATGTTGCTAAGAGTATGTTAGCTGATAAGGATTTAATTTTAAGACAAATGATTAACGTAAAAGAGAATCATACTTATGTTAGCCGTTTACAGGACATGATAACAGCAGCGGAGATTTAATATGTACTATTCAGAATGGCAACAAGATTATGTTATTAATAAACTATTAGGTGATAAGAATGATGGTACTTTTGTAGATATTGGTGCAAATCATTATTGTAAAAATAATAATAGTTATTTTTTTGAAACAGAAAGAAATTTTCAGGGTATTGGTATTGAATTAGATTCTCAATATGCAGAAGAATGGAAAAAAAGAAAAACTCCTTTTATTGTGGCTGATGCTACAATAATTGATTACCAAGATTTATTTACCAAATATAATTTACCAAATACCATTGATTTTCTTTCTATTGATACCGATCCACCAAATATATCTTTACAATGCTTACAAAAAGTGTTACAATCTAATTATCAGTTTAATGTAATTGATTTTGAGGTGGATAATATACCAGAAATTATTCAAGCAACAAAAGAATTATTGACATCTAAAGGATATATTTTAGTTAAAGAAATTCATATTCATGAAGGTACACATCATTTAGATGACTTCTATGTACATGAATCATTTTATAAAGAAGAAATGGAGAATTGGTAATGAAAATTTTGATTACAGGTCATATGGGCTTTGTTGGTAAATATTTTATGAGAAAATATGCCGACCATGATATTACAGGTATCGATATTAAAGAAGGTAATGATTGTAGAGATTTCTTTAAAACAAACGCAGATAAGTTTGATTTGATTATTCACTTGGCTGCTATCGTTGGTGGTCGTCAAACGATTGAAGGTAATCCACTTTCAGTTGCAACAGACTTAGCGATTGATTCAGATATGATTCAATGGGCACTAAGAACAAAACCAGGTCGTGTTGTTTACTTCTCATCATCTGCAGCATATCCAATTGCATATCAAACAGGAGTTTCTCAAAATAGTCTTTCAGAATCGAATATTATTTTGAATAATTTAAAAATGCCTGATTTGACTTATGGTTGGGCTAAATTAACAGGCGAATATTGTTTACAGTTCTTAGAAGCAGAAGGCATCAAGGTAAACGTATTCAGACCATTTAGTGGTTATGGTACAGACCAAGATTTAGATTATCCTTTCCCATCATATATTCATCGTGCTAAACTTAGATTAGACCCATTTGATATTTGGGGTGATGGTACACAAGTTCGTGACTTTATTCATATGCAAGATATTGTTGATGCTGTTGATGAAGCAATTAAACAAGATATCAAAGGTGCAGTAAATCTTTCTTCTGGTATTGCTACATCATTTAATGAATTACAACAAATTGTTTGTGGTATTGCAGGTTATAGTCCTGAAGTAAATCACATAGTAGATGCACCAAAAGGTGTTATGTATCGTGTAGGTAATCCTGGAAAAATGTTATCATTCTATAAACCAAAAATCAATATCTATGATGGTATTGCAAGAGCATTAAGAGGTGAAATTTGAGAATCTGTTTCGTAGTGCATCGTTATGCACCATTTCCTGGTGGTTCTGAATATTATGTTCAACAGATGGCTGAAGAATCTCAAAGGAGAGGCCATCAAGTTATTGTATTGACTGGTGACCATCAAGGAGATTTTAATGGTATTCACGTTTCAAGTAATCCGCAAGAATGTCTTACTGCTGATTTAGTTGTTATTCATGGCGGTGATGTTGGAGTTCAAAACTTTGTTCTTCAAAATATAAGAAACTTACCAGGTAAAGTATTATATCTTCTAATCAAACCTTCAATGAGTCCTGTTTGTATTCAAGGATTATATGATGCTCATTTTATTGGTTGTTCAACACAAGAAGATTGGGAACACGTTAAGAAATTTGAAGTTGAATATAAATCTCATAAAGTAACTCATGGTATTTCACTCAAAGATTGTCTTGGTACTGAAGGTCGTTTTAAAGACAAATTTGGTATACCAAAAAATAAGAGAATGTTTTTATCGTGTGGTGGTTACTGGCCAAATAAACGTATGATTGAACTTGCTGATGCTTTTCGTAAGGCTGAATTAACCGATGCTGTATTGGTCACAACAGGATATGATAATCGTCATAATATTATGCCTCATGCTTCTGAAAATGTTATTCCACTCATGGTCGAAGATCCAAAAGATGTAAAAGACGCCATTGCTGATGCTGACTGTTATATCATGAATTCTGATGCAGAAGGTTTTGGTTTGGTATTAATTGAGTCTATGTTAAACAAAACGCCTTGGATTTCTCGAAATATTGCTGCCGCTAAAATGTTATCTAATTATGGTACAACGTATAATACCGAAGATGAATTAGTAGAAATACTTAAAGTCTGGAGAAATCGTAGTGTTGATGCGGCTTGTGAACACGTAATGAATAATTATTTAATCAGTAATACGGTAGATGACATTGAAAATTTGATGAAATCCGAATAATTTTGACACTATGTATCGAAGCCAACATTTCTACGTGTTGGCTGTCAAAATTAAAATGTTGTATAAATAAGAAATACAGCGACCAAAGTGTGTTGCAAATCTGTAAGGAAATCAATGTTATTGTTCAGAACGTTTTTAAAAGAAGAGGCTGAAACCGAGGCAACTGGTAAATTGAAACATATTGACCATGCTGAAGATAGACCTATTCTTTACGGCGGTACAAAACGTGGATTTAGTCATGC